AGATGTTCGCCCTATAATAAAATTCCCACATAGAAAGGGGGATGATATCACAGGTGGGGTAGTAATGTACGAACCCCCATTTAGAACTAAAGACGGGGTAGTCCCATCTAGTTTATATATCATCGGGCATGACCCGTACGCGCACGGGAGTTCAGAATCTGGAGAATCTTTAGGTGCTGCTTATGTATTCAAACGCCCAAACAATCTATCTAAACCAGATGATTTGATTGTAGCGTCTTATATAGGAAGACCTCAGACTCAAGATGAGTATAATAATACTCTATTGATGCTTGCAGAATACTACAATGCAAAGATTGGGTTTGAGAATGACCGAGGAGAACTCATTGCATATGCAAAGAGATTTAGAAAGCTTCACAGACTGCAGGAAGAGTTTGAGATGCTGGATAAAAAAGAATTACGGTCTCGCACTGTCAAAAGACAATACGGTATGCACATGACTGAGCAGCGTAAAAGGCAGGGTGAATTATACATACGAGATTGGTTAATTTCTCCACGATCTACTAATGAGGATGGAGAGACAATGCTGAATCTACACACCATATATGACTTAGCATTACTAGAGGAATTAATCAAATTTAATCACAAGGGTAACTTTGACCGAGCAATGGCTTTTATGGTAGCGATGTATCATACACGAGAGCTATATAATAAAGAAGTAGTAGAAATTATAAGCGATAGAGCGTTGGATGATTGGTTTGATAATAATTACAAATAATTTATTAACTTTGCAAGGATGTACGGATACGCTAAAATACCTAAACAAAGAGTCCCACTAAGTCAGAAGACTGAAGAGTGGAGAAAGGAATGTGTTGATGCATTTATCAACATATCTAAATTTGGATTGTCTGAACGTAGGAATGTTTTGAAAACATTATACGATTACTATAATGGGGAGATTGATGAGCAGGATTACAAGTACGTTCTAAAGCCGTATGGGAAAACTAGAGAAAACTTCCCATCTAAACTTAGGAATTACCCAATCATCAAACCAATTATTGACTTACTTCTTGGGGAGAAATCTAAGCGTCCTATGAACTACAGTGTAGTTGTAGAGAATGCAGATGCTGTTAGTTTGAAAGAGCAAGCAAAGAAAGATGCACTGATGACTAGCATCCAGGCTACATTTTTAGCTAAACTTCAACAGCAATTAGATCCTAATAATCCTCAGCAAGAACAACCTCAGCTCCCACAACAAATTATGGAGCAATTTGAGAGATCATACGTAGATGATAGAGCGATCAAAGGTCAAGCTGCTATTAACTACATTATGCAGAAAGAGGAAGTATACGATAAGTTTCAAAAGCAGTTCTTTCATTTCCTGGTTGCTGGGGAATGTTATTCTCACAAAGGGGTTCGTCGTAAAGAACCTTTTTACGAAGTTCTAAATCCTTTAGATATTGACTTTGACAAAGATCCTGATATTGATTTTGTTGAGGACGGAGACTGGGCAATCATTAGAAAGTTTGCGCATGCATCTACGTTGATTGACCACTACGGAGATTACTTGACAGAGCAGCAAGTATTAGAACTTGAAAACCCAACTCATCAATCTGTAGATACTTACTTGTTGTACAGATCTGAAGCTGCAGGTAATAATGATAATATCTACAGAAACAGACTTATCGAGTGTATCACAGTATACTGGAAAAGCAGAAAGAGAATTGGGTTTGTGGAATACGTAGACCAAACTACTGGGACTATTGAGGAGATGGAAGTTGATGAGATGTACAAACTTCCTGCAGAGATGAAAGCTCAAGGAGCTAAACTCAGATGGGAATGGATCAATGAAGTTTGGGAAGGTACTAGAATAGATGGGAGGTTCTATATCAAAACAGCCCCTGTTGCAAATCAGAGAACATCTTTAGATAACCCATCTAGATGCAAACTTCCTATTAATGGGAGAAGATATTCTGATATTAACTCTAACAATATCTCTTTAGTTAGTTTAGGTATTCCTTATCAGCTTAACTACAATATCTTTAAGTACAGAATGGAATTATCCATAGCTAGATCTAAAGATATTATTGCTCAGTTTGATATCAACCTTATCCCTAAGAAATGGGATATGGATAAGTTTATGTACTACGTAGAGGGTACAGGTATTGCATGGGTTGATTACAATCAAGAAGGTATTCAGTTATCCCCCACACACCAATCTGTATTGGACATGTCTGTAAAGACAATTGCTCAATACATACAGCTTTTGGAATCTATAATGCAAGAGTGGGAAAAGATATCTGGGGTCAACAGACAGCGCCAAGGCAGTATAGGAACATACGAAGGCAAGGGTGCTTCGCAACAAGCTATTGTACAGTCTTCGCATATTACTGAGGATATATTTAGAAAGTTTGCGCAGTTTGAACAGCGTGAACTTCAAGGTTTGTTAGATTACTCTAAAGAAGCTTGGATTAATGGGAAGAAAGGCATGTACATTCTCCCAGACACTTCTGTACAGTACTTAGACTTAGATTCTCTTGGACACATGGAATCAGAGTATGGGATATTTATCTCTGACGCGGGTAAGGATCAAGAGAACTTACAGCAGGCACGTTCTATTGCACAAGCTATGATGCAGAATGGGGTTCCTGCTTCTGCAGTTCTTGAGCTTCTCGATACAGATAGCTTTACAGCTATTAAAGATAAGATTGCAAGAGCAGAAAGATCACAGCAACAATTGGCCCAAGCTCAACAGCAAGCAGAGATGGAGATGCGTCAGCAAGAACTTCAGGCTAAGCAGCAAGAGTCTCAGATGAAATTCCAAGACAGTGAGCGCAATAGACAGAAAGATATTGAGATTGCACTCATCAATGCAGAAGCATCTGATCAAACTAACAGACTTGACATTGATCTTCAGAAGATAATTAATGACTTTGAATTACGTCAGAAAGAGTTAGAGATCAAATCTAGAGAGACAGGGATTAAAGAGATGGAGGCTATGAAACCTGAACCTCCTAAAGCTCCAGCTGCCCCCAAACCAAAAGCTAAGAAATGAACTATATAAATAAACTTGCTAAAGTAAAGGAGAAGAAATCCTCTAAAGTTCCAGACTTAGTTGTGGAGATGCTTGATGCTGCAAATAAGTTTCATGTGCTGCACTTAATTGTGCGAGGACAATCTTCTTATGCTCAACATAAAGCACTTAATGAACTCTATGACGCTCTCCCAGGATTAGCAGACCAGGTAGCTGAATCTTTTCAAGGAGCTACAGGTGAGATTCCTAACTACAAGTTTGTATCTGCCCCAGAGTTAAATACAGTTGCTGATGCGCTGTCTTACATAGATGCATTAAGAAATAAGATTACAGATACTCAATCTTCTCTCCCGTTCTCTGAGATAGTCAATGATTTAGATACAATCAAAACTGCTCTCAATTCTGCATATTACAAACTTAAGTTTCTTGGGTAATGAATAATCAGATTAGAAGACAATTACTTGAAAGGCATAGAGCATCTGGTTTCCCAGGCTCTATTATGGATGTATTTAGTGCATACAATCAAGGTATTGATCTTATAGCTGATTTTCAACAACAACAGCAACAACAAGTTAGGCAGCAACAGTTGCAACAACTGCAACAAGCAGAACAAGCACAACAGCAAGCACAACAGCAAGAACAACAAGTAGTTGTTGCTGAAACTCCTGAACAACAAGCAGAAGGTTTAAGACCTTATCATGAAGCTGGGAATACAAATCAAAGTATGGTATTCCCCAATGTTCCTGCTAATACTCCATTCAATACTGTTGGGATGAAAGCCCCAATTAATATTGAAAAGTATAACAATCAAGGGCATTTAGTTGAGTCATTCAAGAATGTACCCCCAGGAATACAATCTCTCCCAACAGGTTCTCAAGAGGGAATAGTGATAGAAACTCCAGCTAATATGCAAAGAGGAGGGGTTAAACCTGCCCCAAGAATGGGTGCAAGGAAAAATGCAGATGGGACAGAATCTACTCATCTATATGCTACAGAAACACTGGATGGTAAAAACTGGGTCGCATTCCCAACATTGTTTCAAAATCCAGATAGCAGCTGGATTGATATGTCAGGCTCTGAATGGTATCCTGCATACCAAGAAGCTTTAAAAAGAGGAGAAGTAATTGATTTTGGGAGAAGAAAAAATAAAGCTTTAAAATGGGGAGAGGGCAGTTGGAAAAATTCAATGCAGACTGGAGGTAGAAGAAAATATCAACCCGGAGGTGAAATTACTACTTTACAACCGAGAAGAACACCCACCTCGACACTAGATCTTGGGATTAGACCGGAGACTATGAGTAGATCTGCTGCTCCACAATCTAGATATGTAGATCCTATTGTAAAAGAGCAAAATGAAGCAGATTCTTTTGCCATATCTGGTATGAAGAGAGAAGCTCAGTGGGCAGATCCCAACCAGCGTGCAGCTATGACTAGTGGTAGAGCTACCCCAGTATCAGTAGCAGAAACAGTTACTCCTGGAGGAGATTTAACTGCATTAATTCAATCTGGAGTAGATCTTGCTCGAGGAAATTATGTACAAGCAGGAATAGGAGCTGGACTTGCTCTTGGATCAATATTTCTTCCAGGAACAATAAGAATGCCCGGAAGAGGAATAGCAGCTGATGTAGTTACAAGAAATGTTGATGAATTAATACCATCAAATATCCCAAATATAGTAGCACCAAATACTCCACGTATAATAAGACCAAATACCCCAAGTATAATAAGACCAAATACTCCACGTATAGTAGCACCTTTTGGAAATCGCATTAGATCACTTGAGGAAGGAATAGGAATTGTTCAAAATGCAGCAAAAGATGCAGATACATGGAATACTAATTGGTTTTCTCATCCAGAAACTAAAAGGAGAATTGATGCATTAATTCCAGAAAATATTATGATGGAAAATTCATCTCAATCTGTTAGATCATTTATAAACCAGCAACCTCCCCCATTAGAAATTTTAAGTTCAGAAGATTTTTTAAGACTGCATGAATCATCTATAGATCCTACAGCTTTTTATGGGGCATCTTTTAGACATTTGCCGAATCAGAGAGTATCCCCAACTTTAAGACATTTGGCTGGAAGAGATGTTTTAAATCCATATACACTTTTAAAAAACTCAAAAAATTTATATCCTAACAATCTTTATAATCAAGCAATAAGTATAGGAATACATGAGGGATCTCATGGGAGAGTACCTAAAGAATTTATAGATTACATAGAAAACTCCACAGCAGAAATTCCAGGGCAAAGATGGACTAATATATTTAGAGGAGATTTAACTGAAGATACTACTACCGATTTAATAGGTTATTCACGTTCGTGGAATAATGATAATTATTACAGAGGATATTTAGCTGATCCTACTGAACAATATGCAAGAATTCAAGAATTAAGACATCTTGGAAATCTACAGCCGGGCCAAATTGTAACACCACAAATGATAGGTGAACTTAGAACTAAAAATACTTTAGCTGGGGATCTTATAGATGATAGATTTTTTGACCTATATCAAACTCCGGAAGGATTAGCACGATTATTTAATACACTACCCGCAGTTGGGGCAGTTGGAGGCGCTGCAGCAATTGGAATGCAGGGTGCTAAGCCTGAACAAAGAGAAGGATTAAAAAAAGGAGGTGTAAAAAAGTATTTAAAACTAAATAAAAAACAATGGCTAAAAAACAAATGATCAAAAGAGCCGATGGCTCATATAGCCAAAGAGGACTCTGGGATAATATCCGTGCTAATAAGGGTTCTGGAAAGAAACCAACACAAGCTATGCTAAAGCAGGAAGCTAAAATCAAAGCTAAAACCCGCAAGAAATAAGCAAAAGTGGGATATTATAAAAGGTTTTTAAAAAACTAAAAATATGTTGCAAATTAAACCAAATAAAAATATTTTTGTATCATGAGAAAAACAACCAACACAAAAGCTCAAGCAGGCCCACAAGTAGATCTCGACGCTATTTCCTTAGATGATATGCTCGGAGATGGCTTGCAAGAAATGCAAGAAGAAACTGAAGAAGTCGAAGATATCGATGATGATGTTGACGAAGTTGATGAGGAGGAGGAAGAAATAGATACCGAACCCCGCGACTACGATGAAGATGATCCTCTAGCAGATCCACAAGATGACGAAGAGGAAGAGGAAGAAGAAGATGATGAAGATGTAGAAGATGATAATTCTGTATCAATCATTTCTGAAATTGCAGGAACGCTAGGTTATGAGTTAAATGATGAATATGAAGAGACAACTGAAGGTCTTACAAGTTTTGTAAAAGACGTTGCTCAGAATATTGCAGAGGATCAACTCCAACAGTTATTTTCTCAATTCCCGGAAGTACAACAGCATTTAGATTATGTACTTGCGGGTGGTGACCCTAAAGCTTTCTTTGAAGCATTTAATCCTCAAAATGATTTTGCTGAATTTGAACTTGCTCAAGATGATAGGAGAAGTCAAAAAGCAATCTTGTTTCAATACTTTAAAGCAAAAGGTCACGACGACGAGTTTGCTCAAGAAAGTATAAACGACTTTGAGGAAACTGGGAAGTTATATGACAAAGCTCTTAGAGCTAAGAAGTCATTAGCAGATTCTCAGAATGAGTACAGAAAGCAATTGATTGAAGAACAAAAGCAGATAAGAGCTGAGGAACAAAGACAGGTGCAAGAGTTTTGGAATAAGGTAGCAGAAACTATCGAATCTGAAAATGAATTTGCAGGTATTCGTATCCCAGACAAGCGGAAAGCAGAATTCTTCAATTATATCTCAACTCCTATAGGTCCTAATGGGGAAACCAAGAGGGACTTAGATTATCAAAAGGCAGAGTTAGATACAAAGATTGCAATTGATTATTTGTTATTTAATGGTTTTAATCTCAAGGATGTTATTGAAACTAAGGCTAGAACTAAGAGTGTTCAAAGTCTGAGAGAGAGAATCGTTAATAACGAACAAAAAGCTAAGAGTGCAGCTAAGTATGCACGTAAGAGCAGAGAGTTTAACTCTGACAATTTAGATTTGGGAGCGCTTTTTCAATAAATAAAATTAACCTTTAAAATTTACAATCATGGCTTTAATGCAAGTTCTTAAAACGTACTACAACGATCAACAAATGACTGATACCAACTCTTTGGTGAATGCTCTCATGGAGAAGCCCGAAGAGTTGTCTCCCATTATTACTCACTTGGCAGGTAGAGAAGAGAAGAAATTCCCGCTCTCCTTCTTGACTGAGGGTGTTGGAAACACTAAGTCTATCGATCGTTTCGAGTACGAATACCGTGTGAAAACACACGAAGTTAACGTTCGTCCGGTTGTTGCCTCTTCAGGCAATGGTGCTGGTGGTGCAATGTTTACTGTTACTTTCCCGGACAAGTGGTTCATTTTCCCGTACACGCTTGTATCTCAATCTGGAGTATTGGCTCGTATTATGGAGCAACCTGTTCCTGATGCTGGAGGCTACAAGTACACTTTGAAGCTTGTTTCTCCTGATGCAGCTTCTGCTCCGGCGGATGACGTTGCAGCAGGTGCATTGTGGGGTATGCTCTACGCTAACGTGGGTATTGACTTCTCGCGCGGTAATGCATCTAACTGGACCGCTCCTGGTTTGGTGAGAAGCAAAATTGGTACAATCCGTAAGTCTTACCACTTCTCTGGTAATGCAAAAGATTACGTTGCTCAATTTACTCTCCCGATGCGTGATGGTCAAACCACTAAGTTGTGGATGGACTACGAAGAATACCGTCACATGCTTAAGTTTAAGGAAGAGTGCGAAATGTACTACTGGTACGGCGCTAAAACTTATGATGACAACGGTGTGAATCAAATGCTTGATGAAAACGGTCAACCCGTTCTCTCTGGTCCGGGTCTCTTCGAGCAAATCATTAACAAAGACACTTACTCTACGCTTACTCAGGCTAAGATTGAGGATGTTATCGGTGATTTGTTCTACGGTATGACGGATGCTACGGATAAGCAAGTTACTCTGTACACTGGTATTGGAGGTGCTCGTGAATTCGATAAGGCTCTTCGTAACTACTATGGTGGTGCTACTGCTGGGGGTGGAAGTTCTAACTACCTCCAAACTACAGAAGCTAAGTTCATCACTGGTAGCGGTCGTAACCTTGGTATCACGGGTTACTTCACGTCGTATGACCACATTGATGGACATCGTGTGAACGTTGTTAAAGTTCCGTTGTTCGATCACGGCCCGGTTGCACAAGCTTCTAAGAAGCACCCGGAATCTGGTTTGCCGTTGGAATCTTACAGAATGGTGTTTGTTGACCAGTCTTCTTACGATGGAGAAAACAACCTCCAGATGATTAACAAGAAGGGTCGTGAAATGCTCCGTTGGGCAGTTGCAGGTTCGGTTGTTCCGAAAGGCTTTGCTTCTTCTGACACAAGAGCATCTGATATAGACGGTGCGTCTGTACACATGTTAAAGACTGCTGGTATCCTGCTTCGCAGATTCGATACTAGCCTTGATCTTCAGTGTGTAGCATCGTAATTTGTGTTTGGTTTGCAGAGGGGAGCCTGCCGACGGGCGGGTTCCCCATTTTTCCCAATAAAGACCGAAGTTATTCTTAAACCTTAAAAGAACATTTTAAAACCATGCGAAAAATTATTATCAGGCGCAAAGAAGTCCTTAACCATCTCCCTAAGGAGATTAGAGCTGGGGCAAAAATTAAGATCGGCTCTATTTTTATAGGACGACAACCGTTGAAGGGAGTAGAAGGAGAAGAAGCTCACAAACTTTTATCTAAAGTACTTGACGTACCTCCAACACACGCAGACTGGCCTAAAAAAGAAAAAGATTTTTGGGCTAGTATGAGTTTGAAAGTTCCATTCGAAGGAGTGGAATTAGACATTACAGTAGATGAAGATGGGTTCCCATTCAACCCTATGGACTACATTACTTACAAGTGGTGTATGAAACATAGACAAGTAGCTGAAAGTGAAGAAGCTATGAAGGCTGATGGGAATAAAAAGTTCTACATCTACGATCCTGAGATTGATCTCCTCAAGCGTAATGCTGACGTTAAAGTCAAGAAAGAGGCAGATAAGGAGATGATTAAACTTGAAAAAGATTACGCTAAGATGCGTAGGCTTATGAGAGTATTATCTAAAGGATCACGTCCAGAAGCTTTGACAGATCTTGAAGTTGAAAACCAGTTATATGATCTTAAGAGTTCATATCCTGAGAGATTCTTGAAATTTGCAACAGACAAAGATCTTGATGTTAGAGCAGAGATTGAAGAAATGATTGAGTATGGAGTGTTCAGAACTATTGGAAACCAAATCATTTACGGTGATGAAGTTATCGGAGAGAACATCACAGACACAATTATCTATATTAATAACAAAAAGAATTCTGGGCAGGTAAACGCAATGCGTGCTCAGCTTAAAGAACTGAAAGTCTGATGACAATAGATGAAATGCATATAGCGGTCAATCTTGGGGTACAGAAAATTGCTTCATTTCAAATGGACAATTTCTTACCTCAAGAAATTGACTTTGAGTTGAATACCGCTATGGACAAATTCATCAAGCAACGTTATTCGACTTTTGGGAATAAATATCGAAGGGGATTCGAGCAGTCTCAAAAGCGTATTGATGACTTACGACATTTAGTTGTAGAGTCTCAACTTCCAGCTTATTACAGAGGAGAGACTATAGGATCTGAGGAGTACTTTATAGATAGAGTTAATTTCCCAACAGATTATTTGTTTGTAGTAAGTGTACTTGCACATATTAAGTATGATTGTGCTGGGATTTTAGAAGATTTGTATACTGTAAATACACCCAGTTATTACCACAAAATATCTATTGCTCCTCCAGAAGATTGTAAAGGTTGTCAAATACTGAGTATATCTGGACAGCAGCAAGTAAATGGAAATCCATATTTTACTCTTGAGCAATTACTTGACGCTACGACATATATAGGAACGCTTAATGCTACTCCAATGTTGACTGTTGCAGATTCTGCAACGACTCAGTACTCGGGAATAAATACAAATACTTCTCAGCTCTATAATCCTGTAGATTTAAATCATATATACTTAGCATCAGGATACCAAGGTTATGTAGCTGTAACATGGACAGATCCAACAGGAAATGCAGAAAATGTTACAATATCTTATGATTACGCATTTACAACAACAACTTCTAAGAGAGACGTTCTTGCGAATGCTGAAGGAATTTTAGAAAAAAATATTGTCTGTAAGTATATACATCAAGATGATATTTACGCTATCTTAGAGGACCCTTTTAACACTACTAAATATACATCTCCGAAGTACACAATAGCTGAGAACTACATTGATGTACATACAGATACAATATTTATAGTAGATTATGTCAGACTTAAATATGTCAGACTCCCAAAGAGAATGAATCTAGCTTTAGGAGTAGGATGTGAGCTGCCTCTACATACTCATCAGGAAATAGTAGAGATGGCTATAAAAAGCATACTAGAGGGAATTGAATCCCAACGGTATAATTCACAGACTATGGAAGTCATAGATAGTGAATAATTTAATTAATTGTTTAATCCCTAAAATTTAAATTAAAATGGGAACTAATCTTTCACAGGTGTTTATTTCAAATGCCTTAACTGCTTTAAGTGGTACTACTTTTAATAGCAGCGACGCCGCTGCTGATGATGTTGGAGTTTGGAATTTAAGTGCTGCAACTCCTACATATTTAACAACATCAACTCCTCTTTACAGACAAGGAATTGATATGGACGCAGAAGCAGATGACAGTACTACAGAAATAGTTGAAGTTGCAAATCCATTGTGGTTAGTAAATAGGTTTCAAATTGTACAAAGAGGTACGCCTAACTTTATTGCAACCCCGATTATAACTGCTGCAAACGTAAAAAGTGTTATTTACGAAAATCACACTGCAAGCGTTAGACATCAGATTGTTACGGGAACATTGGCTTCAAATACACAATACAATGTAAAGTTTATTATCCGCACTACTCCTACTGCATATCTTAACTACACTAATACTAACACTGGATTAGTAGATTTAAGTAATGCTAATATTGCTTTCCCATTAGGAAGTTTTAATACTACTAATCACAAAGCAATTAATATTGGAGCAATTGGAGCTGATTCCACAGCAGCAGGAGATAAGTTAGTATCTAATATTCAAGAAAGCAACATCTTAAATGCATTATTTACTGCATCAAATTCTTCTGGAGCAGTAACAATTGCTGCTAGACATGCTGGTGTAATATTTGAAATGATTGTAGAAAATCTTTCAACCAATGCAATTTTAGCTAATGGGGCTACAACAGTATTTAGCCCCGGTGTTGGAAATGATTGGCAGGTAATTGGAGAAGAATTGCAGTGCAGAAGCCGTTATGGCAATTTCAACAGAATGTATTTCCCACAGGATTTTACAACCTATGGAACTGCTAATTATGCATATGACAAAATTACAATTACTTATGCTACAAATTGGCCGACATCTACGGGTATTGCTCCTGCAGGTGCAACCAACCAAGCTGTAATTTATTACACTAACGAGGGCACAGATCCGAGCACTAGTGGAACTGAATTTGATGATATCTTCAGATACACAGGAGGTACCAACAAGTCTTATATTTGGTTCTAATTAAAATCTAATAGGGGTAACAATTGGGTTACCCCTATTATTTCTCTTAATCATATACTTA